AAAACATCACTTGATCGCTGTATGTTTTTTATTGAAATAAACTACATATCAGATTTTTATCGAGACGACCCTAATCCTGTTTTTTGGATAAAGGAAATTTATGATTCAGAGAAAAAAAGAAATATACGTTATGAAGCGCTAAAGAAACGATTAAACAAAGTATGGAAAGCTCATCCAGAGCAAAGGAAAATAAATAATGCGATCTTGGAAAGAGCAAAAGAACAAGCTTTGTAATTTAATAAAAATGATTTCTGATCATTATGGCGGAGATGATTTGGATTTTCTTAGAAGCTATTGCGCTGAAGTAATAAATACCTATAAAGATGATTTAAAAACAGCTTTGCAGTGCTTTGAAGATATTGCCAAGATTGCAGGTATTAATACCTCTGTTGTTAGGCTTAAAATTCCATTTAATTCTAACGTTTGCTGTTTGTGTAAATATATGCCAACATTCTGTTTTTGTAAGAAGGAATCCGCAAGTGAGACCAAGAAAGAACTGGCAACAAAGTGGTAACGACACGCCACGAGCATTAAACCCCCTCACTGGTAAACCCATGGGCTGGGAAGCCAAGAGCGAGAACTATAGGGTAAATTACTTTGCAGGGCTAAAAGGACTATACGGGAGTGCCAAGGATGGCAGGACAGAAGTGGGAGCCGTTTCAGGGGCGGAAACCAAAGGCGATACGGAAGATACGACGGCCACCTAAAGTTGGCAGGATAACCGTTGCAGAAGCTTGTAAAGCAGCCGCTGAGGTAAGTGAAGAACGCGAACAGATGGCATTTGTAAACTGGCTGCTGATGCAAGGGGTGTTTTTCTATGCGATTAACAATGGTGCTAGAACCATGGGCGAGGCGGTTAAATTAAAGCGCCTAGGCTTGCGAAAGGGAATTTGTGATATCTGCATACCCCTGCCAATTGCGCCTTACCACGGTCTTTATTTGGAGCTTAAGAGACAATCTGGGGGTGTGGTGTCAAAGGAGCAGAAAGCATGTATAGAAGTCCTGCGGAAGCTTGGTTATAAAGCGGAGGTGGCAAGGGGCTGCGAGGAGGCAATAAGGATTTTCCAGGAATATACTCAAGGTTCCACATGAAACAATTTATGATTGCTAACTACACATAATCAAGATACCATGAAAGTTCCTTTAGGTTAATTAATTTCTGTTATTTCCTTGTTAGTATGACCGGATAAGCTTTCCCGCCTTCCTCATCAGTTAGGCGGGTTTTTTTTGTTATGGGGGTGTGGATGTTGTCCAGTAAGTGCTGTAGTGCTAATGTACATGTGGTATCGGCGGGATGTACGGCATACTATGCGTGTGATCGCTGTGGGAAACCTGGTGATCCAAGGACGGTGTTTGATTTGCAAGGAGAGGCAGATAATGATAACGCGACAAATGATGGACAGTGCAGCTAACCTGCTCATGCTGGACGAGGGTTTTAAGCAATTTGTCTACAAAGATACCAAAGGTATCCCGACAATTGGATTTGGAAGAAATTTGCGCGACAAGGGAATCAGCAAGGCCGAGGCCGAATGGCTCCTGCAAAACGATATTCGAGACACGTATCAAGAACTCCTCAGAAATATTCCATGGATATGCCAGTTAAACGAAGCCAGACAAGCGGTGCTTTGCGATCTCGCGTTTAACCTCGGCATAGTAGGGTTCATGGCTTTTAAGTCCTTCCTGGGCTTTGTACAGCGTTGTCAGTGGCAGCAAGCAGCGGAAGATTTGCTAAAAACTGAAGTGGCTAAGCAAGAACCCCTGCGTATTGCTAGACTGGCTAGGATTCTGGAAACAGGCCAGCTATAATTTAGGGATGGACACCAAACGCGATTATGTCATGGATATTATAGCCCTGATTATTGTTGTGGGGTTCTTTATCATGTGTTTTGAAGTGCTGAAAATCCGGTTAGACCCATCAGACCATGATATTATCTACATGTTGATGGGTCAGTTAACCGCTGGCTTTGTCTTAGTTATTTCTTATTACTTTGGCTCAAGTAAAAACAAATAATGACTAGTTTAGTTTTTCTCTCATGTATGGTCTAGTTTGTTGTTGCTGGCTAGCTGCGGCATTAAATAACGATTCCTGAATGTTTTTTAAATTTAATTCAAATGCTTCATGAAAAAGCCTCAGCCATGAATCACTATTCGCAGTGGTTGCAGTGGCGGCAGCCATGACGCAGGACGCTGATACAGCAGCGACAACATTAACCGAGTCTTGTATGTTGTCTATGGTGACGGCTGCCAGGTCTTTGCCGATAGTGCGGTCAATGATAAAGTTAATTACTTCATTGCATATTTCATTGTATTTATTTGTCATCTCTCACCTTGGGGTTGTTAGTAAAAATTGTATTGTAGAGAAAAGTAATCGCACGCCGCATCACTGCGGCTTCTGATTCGCCAAACTCCTTGCAGAGCGCATTAAATTCCTCTTGATGCCTCTTGGTAAAACAAAAAGTTTTCCTTTTCGTTGTGGTTGTTGTCATGTTAATCCTTGTAAAATAGTACTAGAAGTATTAAAAACACTAAGAATGTTAACATTGTTATTTCTCCTCGTTATTATTAAACTGATATTGCTATTACTAAGCATACCAACACAAATATGCAGAATAGGATTTCTTCACGCTTGCTGTAGGATTGTAGTTGCATTATTACCTCAGAAATAAATAATAACTTATAATCATTCCAATAAATCCACCTATCAACATCCATAAAGGTTGTAAGTCCATATCATCCTCCAAATACATAATGCCATGTGAATTTACATATAATAGCAATGGCACATAACCATAATATTATAATTAATAAACCACCCATAAATTGTAAGGTGAATTCTGCTTTTTCTTCTGGGGTTTCCATTTTTATTTCTCCTCACTTAATTTCAATGTATCTTCAATTCTTTGAAAAGTCCTAGCCATTCCCACTTCGTGACTATCAAAGCCTTTTTGTATGAAATTAGCTATCAAGTTTACGAAGCATGTAAAAATTAATTCAAAGCTTGCTACCTTGGGAGGTACAGCAAACAAGTCTTGGTTAGCTTCTACAAAACCCATTATTTCTTTACTCATATTTTCGTAAGTTGTCATACATGTCATATGTAAAAGATCAAAAATCTTCTTATCATCTCCCGATGAATTTTCATCTATTTGCTTGTACTCTTGCATTTTCATTTCTCCAAAGCCCGACTAGCGGGCTTGTTGTTGGGTTATTTGTTTATGCTAATTATTATTGCTCTTTATTAATTAATTGTTCTTTTAATTTGTTTTCAATTGCCCATTGCATCTTAAGCATGGCTTCACGCAATACTACGATTTCAGCGTGGGATAAGTCAGGCATGAGTTTTTGTATGCTGTGAAATGCTGCGGATGTTTCAGGTTTTTTCATAGATTCTTTGAAATTATCAAGTGAATAAGAAAGACATTCACGGCAGGTTATTCCATGTTGAGAATCTTCTTCTATTGATCGATGACATAATGAACATTTGGACATTGATAAATTTCCTTTGTTATTAGTTGATGGATAAGTATTAATATGGATGAATATTTCTTTTAATGAATTTTTTTAATTGTGAGGTTGTATATTCCAGTGGACAAAAAACCCAATCAAGAAAACGACCATTTATATAAGCTGACCATCTTTCCCAGCTAGTAGTATATTCAAGTCTGTATTTATAACCATTTAAGGTAAATTCTCTGATTTTGTTCATTGATAATTTTCCTTATAAGTTTTCATGATAATGCAATGCCTCGTTTTCGCTTTCATCAATTAAACCCCATTCGATACAAATACAATCCCTTGCTTCATACTCACAACCTTCGCAAATGTAATGCCCTTGTGTTAGTAATGCATTCATCCCACATTTAATTGTTTGCCCTTGATAATGATTCATGATTACGCCGCCTCTATTGTTGTTAACTGAGTGCGTATAGTAACACTATTTACATACTTATCAAGAGTAATTAATACTTTTATTTAATTTAGTGTTGTTGTATAATTAGTTAACAAACAAGAGGATATGGGTAAATGGCCGGCAGACCGTCAGACTACGAACCACGTTATGCACAAATAGCAGAAGAACTCATGCTTGAAGGCGCTTCGATTGAAGAAGTGTGCTGGCATTTGCGCAGAAGAAAGCAAGTTGTATATGAATGGATGGAAAAGTTTCCAGAATTCGGTGACGCCATAAAAGCGGGTAAAGACTTTGGCCAAGGTTGGTGGATGAATCAAGGTAGAACAAATATTGCAAACAAAGACTTTAATTCTACGCTTTGGTACATGAACATGAAAAACAGATTCGGTTGGCGTGATAAACAAGAAACTAGCGCGGAAGATGCGAACACAACCCTAATGCAAAAACTCATTGATAAGTTATGATGGCTGAATCATAATTGGTCTAACATTCACCCATATGGAGTACGACAGGATGTCAGGAATAACTTATTTACAACGTGTGACTGGCTCATCAAATAACTTGGTGCAGCTTGTAACGTCAGATAACACAGCAACAGCAACCGCAGCAAACTACATCACAGCACAAGCAGCTAACATTGCAGCAATACAACAATCGGTTGGTGGCTCGCCTGTGTTTCAATGGTTGGCTAACGATATGATTTTGTTATGCGCTTCAGATGGTGATACATGGTGTACGATTAACTCATCATTTACGACTCTCACAGCTTATGCTGGACTCGCACCTACTGATCAAGTTGTAACAATCAACAATGCAACGCCTGGCACAGTACGTGCATTGCGTGCGCAGATGGTAAACCAAGCAAGCGTTACTTCCGGCAACATGGTAGGCGTACGTGGCGAAGTTGATTATGTCGGGGCAAGCGGATCAAGCTTTGTTTATGGCGTACAAGGTAAGATTATCCCAACGGGTACACTGGCTTCCTCATCATGGAATGCTGCGGTTTTTGGTCAATTTGATATTCACGCTGCAACAATCACATCCGGTCAGTTAGCTACCCTCTGGGGTGATATGGGCGCTACAGCAACAAGTGGCACATACTCAGGCTTGTATGGTATTGCAATGACAAATACCACAGCAGCTATCGCAGTGGGTCAGATTTACTTATACGGCGGTGCGACAAACCTTTTCTTGCTAGAAGATAACAACGGCTTAGTAGGTGCAACTTACTTCCAGGCAGCGGGAACAGGTGCTAGTTCATGGGGTCATGCGACTGTACCACCTGCGGTTAAAGTACTGCAAATCAGCGTAAACGGCACGTCATATTGGTTGCCTTTAGCTGCGTCTAACTCTTAATTTGGAGATTGAACAATGAGCGAATTTGACGGTGCAAGTGGTCAAGTAGAAAATGTAAAAGATAGACAGTATTGCATGGATAAAAGCTGGCAAGCACGCAATAACATGGACATGAACAAAGGCATGGGCTACGGAAATATGGCTGACTTGGCGAACTCAGCGCACCCTCCAACAAAAATGGAAGGCGCAAAGAACAACCGTCAGCTTGGTCCAGATATGCCAGGTGAAAACGATTTCAACTACAACGCAAATCGTTAATTAGATTATCAAGTGTAAGAGGCCATGAGTTAAACCTCATGGCTTTCGTTTTGTTTAAAATAATGGAGAGTATAGAATGTCACAAGAAAACGTAGTTCCAATTGAAGAAACACCCGCAGTAAACATGAATCAGCAACACTTTTTCAATCAGTATCAAACCCTGTCTCACTTTGTGCGCACACAGAACTTTAACCCAAAGATCAACGACATCGTATTGAAAGCTTTAGATGATGCATGGCTATGGGCTAGGGAAGGATTCACTTTGCAAGATTACCATGAAAAAGTTAAGCAGCAGCAACAAGGCAAAGCATTGTCTTTAGATGATGCCAAGAAAATACTGGAATCTGGCAAAGTTGTTGACGTTCCAGAAGGTTTTACACCACCTGAGTGCAAACTATAATTTGGTCACTGAACAACAGTTAAATACCCTGCGAGACTTTGAAAAGTTTGCCCCGCGCTTTCTTGTCATACGAGCGAAGTCGGGGCAACCTTCGCCGTTTGCTTTCAATCGTGCACAGAGGTATTTGCATCAGCGTTTACAAGCGCAAAAGGAAAAGTATGGTGTAGTGAGGGCCATAATTTGCAAAGGAAGACAACAAGGCTGTTCAACTTATATACAAGCAAGGTTCTTTCATCAAGTTATCACTTCCAAGGGCAAAAAGGCTTTCATTCTTACCCATGATAAAGAAGCTACAAAAAACTTATTTGGCATGGCTCAAAGGTTTTATGAAAATATTGAACCTGGATTTATTCCAAAGGCTGAAACATCTAATGCGCGAGAGTTGTATTTCAAAGAGTTTGATTCAGGTTATGCAGTAGGAACAGCAGGAAATCGTGCGGTCGGTAGATCGCAGACTATTCAATTGTTTCATGGAAGTGAATGCGGTTTCTGGGCATTTGCTGAAGATCATGCAAAAGGTATTCTTCAAGCAATTAGTAACGAAAGAGGAACAGAGGTAATTATTGAGAGCACAGCCAATGGTATAGGGAACTATTATCATCAGCGCTGGATGAAAGCTATGTCATCTGATAGTGAGTATCAAGCAATATTTTTACCTTGGTACTGGCAGGATGAATATACAGCAAATGCCGAAGGCATGAATTTATCCGAAGAAGAAGATCATTTATTTAGATTATATAATCAAAATGGGCTAACTGCCGAGCATTTGGCATGGAGGCGCAAGAAAATAGCGGAGTTTAGCAAGGATTATGATGCAGGAAGGGAATTTTTCCAGCAAGAATATCCATTTAATGCTAATGAAGCGTTTAAAAACCCTATTTCTAATGTATTTATTAATTCAAAATATGTTGAAAAAGCAAGAAAAGCGGATGTAGAACAACATGGTTCACTGATTATTGGTGTGGATGTGGCTATTTCGGATAGGGACAGGACAGCTATTATTCGGCGAAAAGGCAGATGTGCATATAATATAGAAAGATTGTCAAACTACAATACAATGGAAATCGTAGGGCGATTAAAACGAATAATTACAGAAGAAAAACCAGAAAAAATGTATATAGATTGTATTGGCATTGGGGCGGGCGTAGTTGATCGATTGCAGGAAATGGGATTTGAATGTGTAGAAGGCGTGAATGTTGCTAGATCAGCTAATGACAAAGAAAAGTTTAAGAACTTGCGTGCCGAATTATGGTCAGACATGCGTGACTGGTTAATGAGTGAATTGCCTGTTCAAATACCAGATGACGATACGTTGCATGGTGAATTGTGTTCTTTAGGATTTAAAGAAAACTCAAGTGGTCAAATACAAATTGAATCTAAAGATGATCTAAGAGCACGAGGAATGAACAGCCCTGATATAGCTGATGCATTTTCTCTCACATTCACCGGTGGCTTTAGGATAAGAAAGGACACTATCGAAATAGATAGATTAAGTCCATGGGAGCAGTCAATGTTTCGCTAGAACCGCAAATGCTATATAATTACCTTTTAATTATTAAGGTTGTAATAATGCATGAATATGTGGTTTACAAAGGTGAAAGATTTTGGATTCAAACAAGCGGTCGTTATTATCAAAGTAGTGACAAGAAATCTAAATATAGACTGCTTCATAGACGAATTTGGTTTGATCATTATGGAGAAATTCCAAAAGGCTATGTGATTCATCATATAGATCATAACTGGAAAAACAACGATATTTCTAATTTGCAATTATTAGAAAAAAGAAAACATGCAAGCGAGCATACAAAAGAGCTCTTTAAAAACCCTGAATATGCGCGAAAAGTAAAAGATGCGCTTAGGTTAAATCAGAAGTTATGTAATGCCTGGCATTCAACTGAAGAAGGATTAAAATGGCATAGTGACCATGGTAGGAATAGCTGGAAAGATAGAAAAAAGATAAATATTGTTTGTTCTACTTGCGGAAAACAATGTAAAAAACATTCTGCTGGTTATCAAAAAAATAGATATTGTTCTTCACAATGTAGACAAAAGAGTAATGTTAAGAATTATTTTACTGATAAACGACATTGTTTACTATGTAAAAAGGAATTTATGGCTAACAGGCACAAAACGACTACTTATTGTTCTAGGTTATGCAGTAATAAACATAGATTTTCAACTCATAGCTAACGAAGCAAAAGAATAGTACTATATTAAGCAATCTTTGATCACAATTTGGATGTGACATCATGCCTAGAAAAGACCCGCAATTATGTGCAAAAATACGCGATAGAGTCGATAAATGGGAAAAATACTGGACAATTAACCGTTCCCTATACTATGAATGGGTTGACTTTGTCATGGGTGATCAATGGCGTGAGGATGAATCCAAACTGTTTGAACGCTATAACAAAATACCCCTGATGTTTAACAAGCTCGGTGTGCTGATGAATCACTTGCTTGGTGATCAGATGCAAAATACACCTAACCTGCAAGTAATGCCAGGTGAGGACGTATCAGTTGAAGATGCAGAGATACGCGCGGCATTGGTAAAGAACATTAGCTTAAACTCAGATGCGAAAACAGTTTATCAACAGGCATTCTGGCAAGCCATCGTGGGTGGTTATGGCGCATATCGCATTGGTACGGAATACATGGGTAAGCGTGCATTTAACCAAGAGATTAAGTTATATGATTTTGACGATCCTAATATGTGTTATTGGGATATATCAGCGAAGCATAAATGCAAAGTGGATGGTATGTTTGCAGGTTTTAAGGTGCGAGTATCGCGCAGAGGATTTAGAGATAAATGGGGAAAGGACATTGAGTCACAAATCGGTACATCATCTATTACCGAAGATTCCACTATGGCCTTTGCTGATGATGATTCAATAACTGAGGTCTATGACTATGAACGCGAACCTTTTAATACAACAATCTATAAACTTTCTGATGGTTCGATAGTTGATGGTGATGAGTTTAAACAATTAGAAAAGATCAAGATAGATGGCAAAAAGTCTAAGATGATTATTAAAGATGGTCAGCCAGTTACAATACTAGATCAGCGTGATGTATTGGAATATAAGATTAAGCACAGGGTGATTGCTGGTGATTTTGTGCTTGATGAAACAGATTTTATGTCTGAGTTATTGCCTATCATCTTTGTAGACCAAAAATCCTATTACACAAAACAAGGTCAGCAAATCACGCGCTCATTCTTCAAAGACGTGAAAGACGCTCAGAAGTATTTAAACTATCTTGCTACACAATCAGCTTATCTTTTGAAGATTAGCCGATATGATCAGTTCATCATGCCAAGGAAATGTGCGGCATCACCAGATGCACAACAGCAATGGCGCGATCCTTCGGTTGTCAGAGGAGCATTGTATTATGACGAAACGCCTAGTGGAGCTAAACCCGAGCAGCTCAAACCACCCGAATTGTCTGCATCCCTCACACAGCAATATGAAAGAACCCTTATGGACATTCAATCCGGAACAGGAATGTACAATACGCAACTCGGTGAACTTGGTAATGAAGTATCAGGTACAGCAATTGATGCGCGCACTCAACGGGGAACTAAAAACACCTATGTTCCCTATAATTCGTTAAACATTGCTATTGCGACTGGTGGAGAAATCATAAATCAATTGATACCACATATTTATGATACGCAGCGTAAATTAGTATTAGCAATGCCTGAATCGGAATCAAAACCAGTTGAGATTAATAAACCGGCTGATGAATATGGTTTGCGAATTGAAAATGACATGACCAAAGGCGAATATAAGATACGCTTAAAACCTGGGCCAAGTTATGAAGGGCAGAAAGAAGAAGGTTTGCGCGCACTGCAATTGGTATTGCAAGCTGATAAACAAGGACAGATATTCCCGCTTATTGCTGATCTCTATGCTGAAAACTTACCACTGGATAACAATCTGGAGTTGCGTAATCGCTTGCGTACATTAGTACCTCAAGAAATTATCGAAGCTGGAAAGACTGGCAAGCCATTGCCTCCAAAACAACCTGAGCCATCACCTGATATGATCATGGTTCAGTTAAAGCAGCAAGAATTGCAGCATAAGATGCAACAAGCGCAACAAGAAGCGCAGCAAAAAGCTAAAGAACTTGAAGTTAAACAGCAAGAATTACAGCGCAAAGCAATTGAAACTCATCAAGATATGTCGGTTCAGTGGGCTAAGCTCGAAGCTGAAAAAGAAGAAGCAGCAGCGCAGTTACAAGAAAGCCTGTTAAGGTATCAAGCTGAAATGCAGAGGGTAAGTGCAGATATGCAGATAAACCATTCTCAGAATTTAATTAAGATGCTAACGCATGGAAGTCAGGTATTTCATGAAAAAGAAATGCAAGACAAAGAACATAGTCACCAAGTTAAACAAGCAGAGAAACAACCGAAAGCAATGGAGAGAAGCGAATGACGGAAGCAGCAAAGAAAGAAATGCACAGTATTGATGATGCGCTAGTGAAAGACATGAATCATCAGCTAGCGATGAATAGCGGCGTAACACCTGAGCCAGAGGTAGCTAACCCTACTCCGCAAGAACCGGAAGTGCAGCCAGAGGTTGCAGAACAAACCGAAGAACCGGAAGTTAAAGAACCTGAGAAGGTTGAGAAGGTAGAAAAAACAGAGAAGTCTGAGAAGGCGGAGAACAAAGACAATCCGATTGACGAGTATGGCAATCCGGTTGAAAAACCTAAGATGTACACTGAGGAAGAAGTTAATCGCATGATGCGCGAACGCTTCTCGCGTGGTAAGTATGCTGAACAAACTCCGCAGCAACAGCAGCAGGTGCAGAAAGCAGCAGAAGATTTTAAAGCTGATCCTGATAGCGCTGAATCGTGGGAGACGCAACTAGAGCAATTCATTGATCGTACGATTGAGAAAAAACAGCGTGCGACTGCTGAGGAACAATGGCGACAACAGCAAATAGCCAAGCAAGCAGAGTTTGAAAGCAAGTTTACCCAGGGCATGAGTAAGTATGCTGATTTTCATGCGACATTGCAGCCCTTGGCAGATCGCGGTGCATTGCCAGATTCGATCATGTTTGCGACTCGTGCGCTAGATAACCCAGCAGCGTTTCTATATGGTGCTGCAAAACTGCACCCCCAAGAATTAGAGCGCATCGCAAAAATTCCCGATCCTTATGTTCAAGCTGCTGAGGTGGGTAGATTGCATGAAAAAATGGTAAAAACAAGGAATGTAAATTCATCTGCTGCGCGTCCTATAGAACCATCTAAACAGGATGTACCAGTTAAGCAGCACAATCAACCATCCCTTGAAGATAGGATTCACCAATATGCAAAACAGAAGCGCCGATAAACAAAATGAAGTATGCGAGAAATTAGAGTGTGATTATAACTTTCCGGTGATGCGGCCACATAAGCATGTGGTAACACCGGATGGTCAGTACGTTAAGTTTATTGTGGAAAAGCCACAGCAATCGAGATAAGATTAAATTTTAAACGGAGGCGTTATGCCAATACCTGGTGATAATGGAAATCCAATGTTAGAGAAAAAGCAGCAAGAGGAGCGAATTAATAATGTTGCCAACACCGGCGCATGTGTTCAAAAAGAAGTTAAATTTAATTCGCCAGCGCCTAAAGAAAAATCAATTTTCGGAGAAGTTTAATGTTACAAATGTTATCAATGCCAGTTTGTCAGCCATCGCAAGAACCACTAATGGCTCATGCCCCGAATCTTTACGAACGGAGCGAGAAAGAAGATATGAAGAAAGCAATTGAACTTCTTTATGATTTTAGAAAGTCATTAGGTGAGCTTCATCCGAACTGCATTACTCTTATTGAAAATATGCTTCAGCATAGGAGATATTAATGAAAAATGCCAAAGGTGATTATGACGAATGTTGCTATGAAGAAATGACCAAGGGCGTTGGTGGGCAAAGTCAACCATCTGAATATTGGAAAGAACCCTTGCGTAATGGCTATGAACAATCCCGTAAAGGTTGGAATGCGAATGGTTATGATCAGTCTGGGATGAAGGGAAAGTAGCATGGCTGACAAAGAAGCGTTGGAAGAATTTATTGCTATTGAACTGCATAATGAACAGGTAAGAAAAAACTTAAAAAAGTTTATGGAAAGTCCAGAAAGGGAAAAGCTTGCTGACTGCGTAAATTATGATTTATCAACCATTAAATCCATAGGTGGTTAATTATGGCTGACAATACTTATAATCAATCCATGGTTGCTTATGAAGATGGCCCAAAGGAAGTGAATACTGAGCGTGGCATGCCAGCGAGCAAGCAATGGGGAAAGGGCAATAAGATGCCTCAGGAAAATAAGGGTTATAAGCAAAAGTCATATCCAGCAAATCCAACAATGCGTGGTGGAGAATATCGATGACAAGCCAAATAGTACAAGATGTTGTGAATACAGTAGCGCAAGATGCTCCAAATGCGCCAATAGTTCAAGTAGCACAAGCAGCAATAGCGACTGCTGCTAATCCTGCTAATCCACTGAATATCATTAATGATATTGAGCTGGCAGTGAACTTGGTTAAGCATTTGAAGTCGGTTTTAAATAATTCTCATCCGTCCCTGACTGATTTAATTAAGGCGTTATTGTAATGTCTATTAAATCGCAAACACCAGGTGTTGCGTCAGATAGGCCTCTGTTAGAAAATGACAGAGCACCGAATTATCTTATGGGTAAAAAGGAGAGGAAAATGCCTCTGCATAAAGGAGCTAAACCAGGTTCAGAAAAGTTTGGAGAAAATATTGCTACTGAAATTAAAGCTGGAAAACCTGCTAAGCAAGCACAAGCAATTGCCTATAGTGAAGCAGGTGAACACAAGAAAAAAAATTCTCATTCATCAACCCATCGTCATAAGGAGCATCGGTAATGAAAGACAAAAAGAAAGATCAGAAAGACAAAGGCAAAATGAAAGACAAGAAACGTTGCTAGTCACTTCCCGTCAATCGCATTGGCGGGAATCTGCTTTATTTCTCTAAATGAAAGTGTTTAGCAAATGGCGCAGTTGGCTGACTAGGTTTGTCTTTAGGTTCTAATATAATACGCTGTATTTGTTCATTGTCATCAACCATGACGTTTTTCATTAACAACTTACCCTGCTGCATTTGATGAAGCATGTCATTAAACTGCATCTTCTGTTCATTAGTCAAACTGTTCCAGAGTATCTTGGCTTGTTTCTTGTTCATTTTGGGTTGAATGTTTTGCATTATTTCTCTCCTGTTCTAGTAAATATCGTATTTGATCTGTGAAACGTTTAATTTCTTGGTTGCCTCTAATTATGACAGGTACTTTAGGATGTTGGTTAATATAAACTAATAGCTCATTAGAAGCATATTCGCTGTTATCAATAAGATAAATATCTTTAGATTCTATGAATTGTCTAGGATGTATTTCTAAGAGCATAGGATATTCCTTTTAAGCTAACAATTTTATATCTAATAATTCAAAAGTTGTTGGATGAGTTTTATTTTTTAATAGCTTTTTTATGGCTAGTTCAGGTGTGTATGAACTAATTATTTCGGTATATTTAAAAGTTTCATTGTTATTGGCTTTAATTTTGAATTCTATCCTAAAATATTTTAAGGGAACTATATCTTTTAATATTTCTAATTCGTCCTGAAGTTTCCATCGTATTTCTGAAAGTCTATCCCATGACTTTCTCAAATTATCCCTTTCCTTTCTTAATGATTTTATTTGCGCTGACAATGACTTTTTAGGTCTTTTCTTCTTTTCTTCCATATTTTTCCTTTATGAAAATAACTTTTTCCAGAGTTTTTTGTACCAAGGTAGTTGTTTTATTTTTTCTTCCATATCACGCCGTTGCTGAACTGCTAAGGCAGTATAAATATGGCATTGTCCTAATCCTTCTTTGTGAGTGTCAAACCATTGTCTATCTGTTACGCATAGCCAGCCTTTCTCTCTTAAGTAAATAGGGATATGTTCTGCATAGTAATAGCTTGGTTCGATGTGTAATGGATTTTCAGGCATTATTACAGTTTCCATTTATGTTCAGGATCAGGAATAAATACCATAGCGTATGAATCACCCGAGCCATTATCTCCTGAAACAATCCATCCAGAAGGAATATCCATTACCCAAGTATGGCAACCTATGGTTCTTGAAATGCAAATCCACTTTACGTTAGCAAATACAGGCAAGGAAAATAATAGCGTTATTAACAATAGTAGCTTTCTCATGATCAGTCCTTAAGAATATTATCTAGCACAGACTTCTTTACTTTTTTCTCTACTGCTTCTCTAAATGATGAATCTGTTAGGATATTTTCGACTGTTTTATGAATAAACTCACGTTTCATATCTAGAAATTCTTTTTTTATTACGTTTTTAATATCCCGTTTAGCTAAAACTAAAAAATGATCCCTGATTATCTCATCCATGGATTTCTCTAACATATTCATTATCACGCTAGTGGGTATTTTATCAGGTGGGTTCTTCTCTAGCGCAGCTATGCGGTTTTCAAATGCAAGTACAAGGGTTTGTACATCTATTCTCGACATTAATCTCTCCTTTAATGTTGTTCTTTATGAAGTTTTAGATAGCGAATGGCAGATTCAAGAGTTTCGATTGAATCTTTAGCATAACCTAATAATGAATTGCAGAAGCTACATAACAACCCTCTAACTTTTCCTGAATTATGGCAGTGATCTATATTGAACCGCTTTACTTTACCACTTCTAGTAGTATTATTTTTTGAGGTTTTACACATTCCGCAAAGACCGTTCTGATTTTTCAGCATCGTATCATAGTCAGAAAGATCATTCATTCCTTCATATTTGTTTTTTATATTAATTCCTAAAAGACATTCCTTACAATAATAAGAATTTTCTTTTCCCTTATAGTAACGGACATAAACTTGATCTTTTGAACATTCTCCATGAATAGAGCAAAGTTTAAAAATTCCATCTGGGAGTTTGTCATCGGGAAGATAATTAGGATTTCCCGCATAATTGGGAAGATCATAGGAGTTGTAATTTTTCATTCTCCAGCGATGAGTAGCGCATACTCGACCATGACTGTAGACTTTATTTTTGCAGTTAGAAACTTGACACCAATTGCGGCTTTTCATGACTTACTCCATTAAAGTAATAACATTATAGGTTTTTTGCCAAGCAGAAAGGGTAATGACTCCTCTTTTTCTCCCGCTAAAGATAGCTTGGCGGCGCGATAATATCATCATCAGATATTGCCAACAACCAATAAATAAGTGCATAATGTAGTCATTGGTGAGTGAAAGACAGGCTGCCACCCCCTGTAAATATTCAGCGTGTAGTAGATGGTTATAGCTATCTACATAGTCAATCCGCTTTGACAAAGAAAATGAACCCCAGGAAGGGGATTATTAATTTGTTGGAGTATTCTTATATGAGTTTTTCAGGTAATACGTTCCAGACGACACAATATATATTAGATGAGACATTTATTAGGTTAACTAAGATATTCATGAGCCTCTTTGCAAAGTAATTTGCAATTGTTACTGGGTGAACTCAGGGAAACTCTCTAGTAGACAATCCTGAGCCAAGCGGAGAAATCCGAAGGTGCAACGACTATCCCGAAAGGGAGTAGAGCCAAGTGGCTCGAAGCGCCCAGCCCCTAGAAATAGGGTGAAGATATAGTCTGAACTTGTAGGCGACTACAAGCAGCCGAAAGGCGGATTAGGAGTAACGAACCTAACTGAACAATAAGTCATCAATTATCTCAACTTTGCAAAAATAGCGAACAGAAACCTTGAAGGTGACTTTAAAGGTCTCAAATACGCAACTGGCCAAACCATTAACTATCGTTTAGAAGAAAGATACCTAGGCGGTTATGGTGCTACTGCGACCTCAGAAGCTCGCGTACAGGTTGTCAGACCTTTAACCATTGACACCCAGTTCCACACCATGGTTGAATTCTCTGGTTTTGAATTAACTTTTGACCGCGCTCGTGACCAACCTTACTTAGACATGATGTTAAATCCTCGTGCTAAGCGCTTGGCGAACATGGTTGAGCAGTTCATTGCTACCACCAATTTCCAGGTTGATACTTATCAGTACTATGGTAATCCAGGTACAGCGATTGACTTTAACCATGTATTGCAGACAGATGCTTACATGACTCAATTGGGTATTCCTGAAGATGGTAATCGCTATTGGGCAAACCCACCTGCTGTGTCCGCAACCTTAACCAATGACCTCTACACTGTATTCAATATGACAGTTAACAGAGGCGCATTGTTAGATGGCTTCATCGGGCATTTATCTGGCTTTGACTTCTTCAAGACAAACTTCTTGGTAAGACAAATTGCTGGTACTCCTGGTGCAACAGGTGGTTCACCCCCAAGTGGGTTCGTAGCTGCTGGTACAGTAGCAAATGGCCCTATTTCTGGTGGTAATACCATTCAATTATCTGGTTTAGCTAGTACCTTAAATCAAGTGTTATTCAATGTTGGTGACTTGATTACATTTGATGCTGCGGCGAATGTTTATATGGTTAATCCATTGACCTATCAACCTCTGCCACAAACAGCGCAATTTGTTGTAACCCAACAAGTTGTGGCTAATGGCTCGGCTACCACCTACAACGTTCCAGTCAATCCTACGATTGTTGTTTCTGGGGCTAGACAAAATATCTCTGCTGCTATTCCAAATGGCGCGCAGGCTTATGTTGCTTCTAGTCATAACGTATCAGTTGCTTTCCATAACCAAGCAATTGTCTTTGCTGCGCCCCCTATCAAGGAATTGAAAGGCGGTGTAGAAGCTGTCACCTCGTACAGTGATCTGTACAAGATGGCAATGACCTACAGCTTAGGTGCGGACATCAGAAACTATGTTCAATTAGATCGTATTGACATTATTGCTGGTGTGGCTATTAACCCAGAGTTTGCTGTTCGGGTAATCTCGTAAGGTGAAAAGGCGGTGGCTATCTCTCCATAGTTGCCGCCTTTTTTATAAGAGGTAAGAATGGATCAATCTAAGAAAGGTATACATGTATTAGACCCTCATGCTGGACAGTTTGAATATCTTGGCAGGTGGGTAGATAAAAAAACATTTAGAACTTTTGTTTATGATAAAGATGACATGCAAAAGTTAGCAAATAGCTATGACGAATATCAGTCTTTACTGGCAAGCGGTTTATGGTTTGCGGTTAAGCCATCGGAACAGAAAGAAGCAAGAGAAATACAGGAAGATATTATGCCGCCACTTAAGATAAGGAAGCAAAAACATGGCACTTCCGTATCAACCAGTTAATGACTTTGTTCAAGATGCCTATCAGCTCATTAGCTCTAGTACGCCAACTGTTCCCTTGCAGGGCAATGATTTGCAAAAAGGCGTGCAGTTTTTAAATGAGCTGCTGAGTTACTACAGTTCCAGTTCTTTAATGCTGACTATTTCACAAGAAATTGTGTTGGTAGCGCAGATTGGGCAGTTATTTTTAACTTTTGCTGATGCTGGGTTTGTTCCTCCTGCAAGTTGGACTGGCGATCCTAATTATGGCACTACGTTACCAAGTTATTCTGGCGGTAGGTTAACTAATTTAGAACGAGCATGGCTTAATTTAGATGGCGTGGATTATCCATTGATAGACGAAGATCGTGGTGTTTTCTTTGGATCGTATAAGTACTTCCCGCAATTAGGGCTGCCACGATTTGCGATTATCACAAATAATCTAGATTATACAACTATGCAGTTATATCCAGGCCCATCACAACAATATAACGTATATATCTATGGGAAATTTGAACTTCCCATCATCACAGCAGGTGGAATATTAAATACTTTGCCGCTTTATTATAGGCGCTTTCTTAAGCTTGCTTTGGCTAGGGATTTGGCCTTTTACAAGGGCAGAAGTGCCGCATGGGATCAAAAGCTTGAAGCTATGTTTCAAGAAGCCAAAGACGAAATGGAATCGGTATCTACAATGGATTTGGTTATTGATTCTGCTAACGAATCTTATCTAAATGGTTCTTGGCGTTTACGGGCTGGTGTGTGATGGGGGCTGCTAGTAAAGATGGTGTTTTTGAAATAAAGCCCTTACCCATTATTGGGCCTTATGGCGTACAGAGATTCATACAATTTGGCAGTGAAGATACTGCTAATTTTTATCTAATGCAGGGACAAAACACTAAGCGCCCTTATGCTATGTATCCAACCATGGGTCGCGCACATATTAACTATGCTGGCACTAATCAATTAGTTTTTCCTGTTCAGCCAAGACGAATTTTTAAAACGATTAACTATGCCTACATTGTTGAAGGCGGAACAATATATAGATTGGATGACAATTTTAATCTTGTTCCTATTACTGCAACATTTGCTAATACAAAAGACACATCACTAAAAACCCAAACTGGTGCGATGTACTTCACCTATCTCGTGGTTAATAAAATAGTTTTTGCGTGTTTTGTAGATGAGCTGGCTATTTATATCTATCAAGAAGATACATTTATACCTGGAAATACAGGTGCTTTTTATTTAGTAACTGATCCTAATGCGCCAGGTGGTGCTAACATTGGTGGGACTCCAGGTTATATTGCGGCATTTGGAAATAGGATTACCGTATCGGTTGCTGAATCATCACAGTTTTGTTTGTCTGTGATTAACCTTGGTGGCAATGTATTTAATCCAGCAACATGTTTCACGAATACTGGCAATCCATCAGGGCCATCGGTGTTTGCTCAAGAAGATGGCATCATCAGGCAAATGGGTGTGTTGAATAATACACTTTATATATTCTGTGATTTCATTACAGGTGTTTGGTCTAATATTCAGGCTGTATTTTCGGGTACAGGAGCTACTTTTCCATGGAAGAAAAGCTCAACTTATAACTGGAACTTTGGTATAGCAACATCGGATTCCTTGGATATTGACTTCGGTTATATGGCTTTCTTGGCGCAAAACAGTGATGGGTTATTACAATTCATGTATAGCCAAGGTGATCAACCTGAAAAAATATCGGATGAATCAATTGATGCTCTCTTGCAGAACTACACTGATACCTTTGGTTCTGAGAATCCATTTACATCAACTGATGCTAATGGATTTTTATATCAGTATGAAAATTCCATATTCTACCGAATGGTTGGTGGTGCTTTCACAAATGCACAAATCTTAGATCAAACACAAAATGCAAATGCCATTGAATACAAGTTTTCAACCAAATCATGGCATAGACTAATTGAGCTGAATGGTCAGCGCAATAGAATCCAAGACCATATCTATTTTAATAGTTATCATCTGGTGACAGTTTTGAATGAAGGCACTATATATGAAATGTCAGGTAGGTTTTATTTCAATGAACTTCGTAATCCTAATCAGGCTAATGCCCAAGCCTCTGACGCATATTTACCTTATCCATTTAGATATGAACGTGTAACACCAATTATTAGTGAACCAGATTATTCAGAATTTGAAACTGATTATGTGCAGATAGACTTTGTTTTTGGTGATAGCAATATTAATTATTCAATAGCGCCATTTGCTAATACGCAGTTTATCATTGCAGAACAACCAGCAGCAGATGGATCTCCACAGTATATCATTGACGAATTACCTGATTCCGATGGTCAGCCAGTATTTGTTATAGCAGATGGCACTGATACACCAGGGCTTCTGGATAATACCTACAATACTTTATTTAACCCAAATGTTGAGTTGTATTATTCAGATGATGGTGGAATTTCATTTAATTCTGCTGACGTATTGCAGTTTTCAAACATTGGTGTTTATACATGGAGAATGCGCTGGTATCAATTAGGGCCATCACGTAATAGGGTCTACAAGTTAATTTGTGTTAGCGGTGTTCCCATTGTAGTTCTTGGCGGGGTTATGAACATGAGGAGAATTTCCGGTGGCGCTAATTAATGTTGAACCTCTTGATGCGGCTATATTGGAACAAACGGAATTTGGCCCTGATCAGAAACGCTGGCTGAGTAATCTGGTGGATATTGTCAATGCGGGATTTGTAACAATTGAAAATGCGCTGAATAGCTTGATTGCTATTGGGCAGAAAGACATAGGCGGCGGAGGTGCTGGGCCAATAAGTGTAACTGTTACCGGATTGCTAAGCAGCAATATTGTGAATGTGCAATTACTCAGCTCAAGCAATCCAGTGACGATTATCAGTGTTGTGCCTGGAAGTGGGGCATTTACGGTAACTTTTAGTGCAGACCCAGGCGCTTCTGCGGTAATATATTATCAAGCTTTCGCTAAGTAGCCATAAGTAAAAAGGAGTTTTACATGGGATGGTTTGATAGTTTTTTTCACCCTGAAAGGGCTTATAAAAAGGCCGAAGAACCTGTTAATCAGGCTTACAATGAAGCTAAGGGCTATCAAGACCCCTATTTTCAGCAAGGACAGGCACAGTATCAACGACTGAATGATGCCACTGGCGCATTGTTAAACCCTGTTGAGCTAGAAAATCGATGGGCGCAGTCCTATGAGCAGTCTCCTTATGCCCAGCAGTTACTAAGACAAAACCAAGAAGCAGGTCAAGAAGCCGCAAGTGCCATGGGACTTGGTGGCAGCAGTGCGGCACTGGGAAATATCCAGACTGGAGCTGGGAACATTGTTTCTCAAGATCGTGAGAAATTCATGAAAGACCTTATGGAAAAGTATTTAGCAGGAATTGGTTTAGGACAAAATATCTACGGTCAAGGCGCTGCGGCGGGAACTAACCTATCTAATTTGGCTACTGGGCATGGAACTGCATTGGCAGGATTGGAATACGGCAGACAGGCTGCGCCTGGACAATTATTTGGGAGATTATTAGGTGCTGGTGCTGGTTTGGCAGCTAATTATGCAACAGGCGGAGCATATGGTGCTATGCCTGAATATGCTCAGAATGCTATTTTTAATGCTGGTAACAAATATAATCAATAAGAGGTAGTAGTAGATGATTACAGGGCAAATACCATTACCAGGATCAGGGGCAGATGCCTTTACAAGCGGAGCTGACTTTGTTCAGAACATTATAAATTCAGCACAACAAAACAGACTTCGACAAGCTGAAGCGGCTAAGTCTCAAATGATTGCTAAGTTATTAGGTTCTATTACTGGCGGTGGAGCGGGTATGTCTGGTAATGCAAATGCGGCCAATGCAGCAGCAGCACTATTAGGAATTCCTACTCATGTAGTTGATGGAAAAATGTATAATCCATTAACGGGTCAATCTACTCAAATAGGCGAATCTCCTCAAGAAAAAAGCCAAAGGGAAACTAGCCAAGCAATATCTACTGAGCAAGGAAAAAAGAATATTGCTGCCGGAGAGAAACTACAAGATGCTTATTATGCTGCTATGCAGTCAAAAAATTACTTAAAGAAGTTACAATCATTATTAGAGAAAAATCCTAATTTAACAGGCCTTGGCCCTGGAATGTTAGCAAAACTTAGGCTTTCAAATGATCCAAACTTAGCTGGATTTCGTTCTACGGCGGGATTATTACAAACACAATTGGCCAAATTAGCAAGCTCTCGTGGTGGAATTGGTGTTTTGAAATGGGCTGAAAATATAAAGCCAAATGAATTGAATAATGCAAAATTCAACATGGGTATGATTGATATTGGCAATCAAAATATTGATGATGAAATAAATAATATAAGACAAGAATATAAAATAAAAACTGGAAAGGATTTGCCAGAGTTTGATACTGGCGAAAATGCAATACCACAACAAGAAGCTGTTTCATCACAACAACCGGCAGCAGAATCAATGCAAGCTCCAATAGAGCAAACTGCACAAGGTGAAGTTGATAAAGAAGCACCTTTAACAATTCAAGAAATAAAGGATGAGGCAGCAAGGATACATAAATCTGTTCCAGAGACAATTTCTTTATTAGCAAAAGCTGGATATAAAATACCAAAGGTGATGAATGCAAAATAGAAGAAAATTATTGCCAGATATTCCAGATGCAAAACCAGAAGCACAAATGGCTGCTCGGCGTAATTTATTGTCTGATATTCCAGATGCTAAGGCACATGATTTGTCTCAACTACCTTTTCCTTTGAATATTGGTTTGGGATTAGGAGCAAGTGCTGCCCAGCCATTAAGCAAAACTATTCCAGAAAGATTGGCGGCAGCAAAACAAGGTCTGCTTGAAAGTAGTCAAGGATTAGGACAGTTATATCTTGGTGGCAAAGAGGCATTAGGATATGCGCCACTTGGAATAAAGAATTTATACACGCAAAGAGTTATGGATCAACGTAGGCAATTTGAAGAAGGACAAAAAACATTTGATCCTTTGTCACAGTATATTAGAAAAATTGCTGCCTCATGGCCAGAATTAGCAGCAGCCAGTGTGCCATTTGCTGGCGAGGCAAGTTTATTGCCTAGGATGTTAAAAGGTGCTGGCGCTATGGGGGCAGCAAAAGGCTTGGAGTTTACTCCTCCTGGAGAAGATACAACTGCCAATGTTATTAAAGGTGCGGCTTTAGGTGCTACATTGCCAGTAATACCAGAAATTCCAGGATTGTTGGAAAAAGGAATAGGAAAAGTAGCTGGCTTAAAAAATGCTTGGAAAGATTTATCAGCAGTAGAAAAAGCAGCATCAGAAAAAACAGCGCAATATCAAGCTGATTTGGCAGCAGAAAATCAAGCTAAATCCCAGGCTAGAGCTGAAGGATTGCCATCTGATGTTAATGCTTTGCAGGCAAAATCATTAGAGAATCAAACTAAGTTGCAAGAGTTACAGCATAACTTAGGTGAAAAACCAGTTAAAATTCCTTCTAGTATTGAAGAATCTCAAGCTAATTTAGCTAATGCAGAACAGAAACATAAGCAAGCTATCATGCTCGAAGATCAGGCTGCTAGAAATATATCTGAGCATTTAAATAGAGGTGCCTCTCATGATGTTCGGGTGGCTGCTGGGATAGATAAAGTTGTTAGAGAAAAAGCTGGTGATATAGGAAAGTTATATGATCAGGTTGAAACTGATTTAGCTAATAAAAATATTACTATTCCTAATACAGATAATGCTAAAGAGCTGAATGACCAAATTATAGCATTAATACGAAGTGGAGAGGTTAAGTCTCCTGAAGCATTAGCAACACTTGAAAGACTTAATAAAGTGGGAAAAGACGAGGTCATTCCTGCTAGAGACTATCTTGCAGCATTTAGAACGACACGTGATTATGCTCATGAAGCAAGAAAAGAAGCTTATCGTGTTGGTATTACAGATGAAGCAAGACAGGCAGCATTTAAACGTGCCGAAGAATTAGAGCATGAAGTTGAAAGAATGAAGCCAATTCTTGAGGAAGGAATTGGAAAAGAAACAACAGATATATTAAAAAAAGCCAATGCACGCTGGTCATCTGAGATTGCGCCAATTTATAGAAATAAAACATATAACAGAATTAAATTTGAAGGCACATTGCCAGATAATATTATGAAAACCCTGCGTGGCACAGCTATTGGTAGGAAAGAACTGCGTGAAATTATAAAAAAAGATCCTGAATTGCTAAAGAATGTTGTTGGTCAGCAATTCGCTAAGTCACCTAGCAAACTACATGATATAGGAGAACTAGAACAGGAATATGTTGACCAAATGCCAGAATTAAAAAATTTACTGGAACAGCACAAGCAAACAAGAGAGATGGTTCCTCAAGCAAAAAGGCAATTTGAAGAAGCACAAAAGTCACATAGTGTGGTTGAAAAAGAACATAAAGCTATGATTGAGGAAGCAGAAAAAAGACCTGGCAAGTTGAAAGAAATTCATGATCTACATGATAAAATAGCAAAGATTGATAGTAGGATTGCAGAGTTAAGAAAATCGGCAAATAGAAAGAACATGTCATTGCCTGAAAAAATGAAAGCAGAAAAAGAATTACGCGATGCAATAAATTTAAAGAAAAAGTCGCAAAAGAGTTTAAAGGGAATGGTGATAGCAGGTGCATTGTTAACAGGTGTTCCTTATGCAGCTTATAAAGCTGGAAGATATTTATTGAGTGATTAAGGAGAATTAAATGTTTGTGCGCTCAGCTAATCCAATTTGGTTCATGAACAATCTGACTGGAATACCAGTGGATGACACCTATTATGCTTTCTTTTTAGAAAACACCTTGCCTTATAACTTCCAGAATGTATATATGTCACCCAACGGAACTCCTTGGTCTAATCCAGTGGAATTTCAACCCTCAGCAGGATTACCTAATAATTTATACTTCGATCCTTCTCTGACCTATCGCATACAGGTACGACAAGGGCCAACGCAAACATCACCTTTAATCTGGGACGTACAGAACTTTGTGCCTGAAGGTGGTGGTGGAACAGTTATAACAGATACCTTGACTGTTGCTGCGAATTCTATTGTGAACCCACAGTTTTCAGATATTTTATTTTCAAGTCCTTTTACTTATACGCAAGCATCTGCCAGTACTTATACGCTTAATATAGCGCCAGGTTGGACATTGGTATTAACTGGTGCTGGTACAACGATTATTACACAGGTGGTTAATCCTAATAACTCCGGTGTTCCAGGTAATCCACCATATTACTTGAGTTTTAATAATCTTGGATGGACATCTGTAAAGTTAATACAAACATTTGAAAACAACGGCGCACTATTTGCGGGCGGTGCTGCTGCTGTAACGTTTTTGGCAGACATGTCTAGCTCTGCACAGCCTGTTACAGTGGTATATGTGCCTTCTGGAACAAATACGCCAACCACCTTGTTTTCAGGACAAATACAAACAGGGTCATTAGAACCTTATTACGGTGCTGCCAATATACCTGAACCTGTGAATGTCAGCAGTTCTCCTAGTGTTCAGCTAGTATTTAATTTACCTGTGTTGGGGACAATTTCTCTTAGCAATATTCAATTTGTAGGTCAAAGCACACCATTGTCAGCAGGATTTGTTCTGCCTAATACCGGGGTTTATCCTAATACGCCTGGTAGTGTTCCTTTGTTTCAGCAAGTGTCCTATGAGACAACTGTTAACCAGGAATTTAGCTTTTATAAAAATTCCATTATCATGCAGCCAAAAGACACTGTTTTGGTAGGCTGGAACTTTGGCTTGAACCCATGGCAATTTAGAACTACTAGCTCAACGAACGTCGCGACAAATACCTATACGGCTGATCAAACTATTATTTGTCAGCAAGCCTATGTGACTTCTGCAACAGGTAACAATGTAGCAGTAGGACAATCAGGTTATGCAACTAATAATGGTTTTCAGGTAACGGCGGTCACTGCAAATAATCAATTTGCCATGATTCAGTATGTTGATCCGGTGAGTATCTCTCCATACTGGGGAAGTATAATGTCATCAGTCGTGAATGCGTTTATCAATAGCCCCTCGCATTCAACTGCGAATTGTCAGTTTAAAATGCGCTTGATTTATAATGCTTCGTTGCCTTCTGCTACTTCGCAAAGCTATCCGATTGCCTCTTGGGCAGCAGGACAAGACCCTGTATTTGCTTCTGGATGGACAGCAATAGCACCTATTAATGATCCAGTTTATACTTTGGGTGCATCAGCAGAAGAATTTGCATTTAGTGGTTTTCAGTTACCAGCGGCTTCCGCTGCTACTATGACGCTGGGCATTGTGTTCTATACGATAAGTAATATGAATCAAGCTGCAACAGCCGATGCTATTGTAGTGAATGATATTTCATTAGTGCCAAGCCAATTTGCTCTGCCATCTAATCCTAAAACATGGGATCAAGTATTGAAAGAATGCCAGTATTATTATGAAAAGTCTTATTCAAATGGCGTGTTGCCAGGAGCAACTAGCTTGTTGTCACAATTTGTAAGATTGCAAGAAACTACTTTTTCAAGTCCTAACTGGCTTTCTTATTCTGCTTGTTTTGATTTTGATTACAATACGATAAAGCGCGTAGTGCCAACGATAACATTCTATTCTCCTAGCGCTGGAACTTCGGCTCATTTGGATGTGAATATTTATTTGAATGGATCAGCAGGAACACCTGCTTCAACGGCATTAGCTGGAAACTGGGTAGCATTGAATGTTGGAACAAAACGTGCGAGCTATGCTCCTGCTGGAAATGCTACTTTAAATCAAGTAGCAGAAATGTCAGCTAGCGATGCTGTTTCAACATTAGTTAATTTTCACTTTGTTGCTGATGCAAGAATTTAACATGAGGGCTTTATAAATGGCTTATACACGATATTCAAAGAATTTTTTAGATGCTTATCCATTCAGCAACATTAATGCTAATTTGTTATTAGCAAGCGGCACAGCTTTGTCCTATACCGTTCCTGGCACCGCTAAAATGAAATTCAGAGTGCGGTTCCGTTGCAGTTATACGGCTGAAATCTGGGTATGTTATGGCGCTGCTGCCACCGATCCAACATCCAACACAGCCACGACTACTGCTAACCAAGAATTAATCCCCTTGGAAGATTGTCGTACTGTCATTGGTGGCACTACCTTGAGCTTTTTGGCACCAACAGGAACACCAAGGGTAAGCGCACAGTTTTTATTAGTAGAAGATAATACTAACCAGTAAAATGTTTACGGTAATTGGAAGCAACTAGACAAGGATGTCACTATGACTTCGACAATTAAATTTTCACAATTTTCTGCCGTTAATCTTAATTCGGCAACTAACATGCTTGTCGGTGTCACATCCGCGCTAGGTGGTTCCAACTTTCAATCACCTTATGTCATAAGCTGGACAACGGCCACGAGACCAGCTTCGCCCTATAACGGCTTACTGGGATTTAATACCAATCTCTCGCAGTATGAATACTACAGCACAACTTCATCGCAGTGGATAGCCATTGCTGGGGGTGGGAGCGGAACAGTGACGTCTGTTGGGTCTGGCACAGGCTTGACGGGTGGGCCGATAACCTCTGCTGGTACCTTGTCCTTTGCGCCCATTGCAGCGAATTCCCTCTGGGCAAATACCACAGGTAGCAGCGCTGTTCCAACGGTCACGCCATTAAGTCGGTTCTTGCAGTCTGCTAATAACCTCTCTGATCTCACCAATGTGACCACAGCTCAGGCTAATATTGGCTTGGCTATTGGCGTCAATGTAGAAGCATGGTCTGCGGTGTTGGATTCTATTGTTGGTGGATCAATGCCTACTTCGGTGCAGGTTGCACCTGGAAGCTTAAACCATGGCACTTCGGCATCTTCATCTACCTTTTGGCGTGGAGATGGTACCTGGGCAACCCCTGCTGGTTCTGGGTCTGTTAACCCAGGTTTGATAAACCAGCTTGCCTATTATGCTTCTGCTGGCTCATCTGTGTCTGGGTTGGCTACGGCAAATTCAAGTGTATTGATCACTTCTGCATTGGGTGTGCCAAGTCTTAGTCAAACCATTCCGTCTGCCGTACAGGATAATATTACGGCGCTAGGCACAATATCTTCTGGCGTATGGCAGGGTTCAAATATAGGATTGCTCTATGGCGGCACAAACAACTCCCTGACAGCAAGTGCTGGGGGCATTGTTTGGTCTGATGCCTCAAAGTTAAACATCCTTTCTGGTACAGCAACAGCCAACCTGCCATTGTTATCGGCGAATGCCTCTAGTCCATCTTGGGGTAGTTACGCACTGTCCCTAGGGGGAGCGCTAACCACAGCAGGAGCTATTACCACCTCTGGGGCATTTGGGGTGACATTTACCTTCACCAATACCACAGGTGTCACATTCCCAACATCGGGAACTTTGGCAACAACCAGCCAGCTACCAACCCCTGCTGCACTGACTGTCACCAGCGATACTAACGTCACCCTGACCTTGTCTGGCACACCAGCGACTGCATTGTTACAGGCTTCTGGTATAGCGGCTGGATGGTCTGGGCAACTAAGCTTGGCTCGTGGCGGTACAAACGCTAATTTGACTGCCAGCAACGGTGGTATTGTTTATAGTACTGCATCGGCATTGGCTATATTGGCGGGCACAGCAACAGCCAATCAGGTGTTATTATCTGGGTCTAGCACAACCCCAGCGTGGTCAACAGCAACTTACCCAGCGACTACGACTATTAACCAGTTGTTATATAGCTCATCGAATAATGTGATAGCTGGCTTAGCCACTGCGACAACTGCGGTTCTCACAACGTCCTCTGGTGTTCCTACATGGGCTAGTCAGTTATCGCTGGCACTAGGAGGTACGAATGCGGCTCTTACAGCTTCTAATGGTGGCATTGTTTATAGCACTGGCTCTGCTCTTGCAATACTCGCTGGCACCGCTACTGCTGGACAGGTTCTTCTATCAGGAAGCTCTACAACTCCCTCTTGGTCTACGGCAACCTTTGCCAGCACTTATAATGTAAACACCATACTCTATGCGTCATCTGCCAATGTGGTGACCGGACTTGCAACGGCTAATAGTTCTGTATTGGCGACAAGTGCTGGTGGTGTGCCAAGCTTAACGCAAACACTGCCGTCTGCTGTGCAGGTTGCAACAGGAAGCTTGAATAGCGGCACAGGTGCATCGTCTAGTACGTTCTGGCGTGGTGACGGCACATGGGCTTCGCCTTCTGGAAGTGGTACGGTTAATAGCGGAACTATACAACAGTTGGCTTATTATGCGGCATCTGGAACGGCGGTATCAGGACTTACTTTAGCTAATTATGGAGTTCCTAACTATAATGGTTCTGGTGTTTTATCGGTTACTGCTACTCCTACCATTACGTCTTTGACATGGTCAGATACAACTAAAGGTATCAATGGAACAACTACTAATGATAGCGCTGGCGCTGGCTATGTTGGTCAGTTTGTTACAAGTCATATTGCAACGGCGTCAGCAGTTTCAATTTCTAATACGACAGCAACCGATATGACAAGCATTAGCTTGACTGCTGGAGACTGGGATGTATGGGGAAATATTTTCTTTACAACAGGCGGCACAGCGGCCTTGGCATCCTTTTATCAATGTTGGATAAGTACATCTAGCGCAACGCAGCCAGAAACATCCTTGTTAAATGAAATTTATTCTAATGCAGGAACACTTATTAATATTGGGATGAATGCGCCAACAATAAGGATAAGTATTGCAAGCACAACAACAGTCTATTTGTCTGGTTATGTTAATAATAGCACTGGGTCTATAACTATGTGCGGAACCCTCTCTGCCCGTAGGGTACGCTAATCCTCAGCAAAAGCCTGGTTCTGCTGGACTTGCTCTGCAATGTCATCTCGCAGACAGAGGAACTTGGGCTTTGGCACATGCTTCACTTCACCTATTGGCAGGACTGTATAGCAGATATAATCATGTTGCTTGGCCGCACAGGATGTTAATAAGGTGATTAATGCGATGGTAAGGATATATTTCATAGTGTATACCTGACAAAAGCAGCACTAATGCACTGCTTTGCCAATCATTTATTTTTACAGGAGAAATGTTATGAAATAACATTCCAGAACGTTATATCACATATTATTTACAATCGCTATAGAGTGCATCATTATTTTTTTTAGCAAGCAGTTCTTCATTCACAATGGCATAAGCAAATGCAAATAAGAGTACTGACAGGCTTATACCAAAGAATATCCCTACTGCTTTAAGTATTATTCCCATTTAATCTCTCCATGAAAATGTAATTACCAATAACCTATCAATATCTACCAAATTGGTAGTTGCCGTCATTTATTCCCACTCGGACGGCGCGAGGAAGGACACCTGATGGATGGCAGGTGGAGAATTTTGGCGATCCACATATCGTAGTCAAGTAACAGTCTGTTCGTTGTTATTTGTATGTGGATCATAAAATCTAATGTCCTCTTTTACCTTTTCCGCATATCTTACATGCTCCTGGGTCTTTCTTATGTTCTACAAACTCATGTCTGGCAACTTCTGGTCTTTCCTTCTTAGGAACCCGCTTGGAAACTTTAATGTTCCCTGCCTTGTCATGCGTGCCAGCATATTCACCCTTGGGTAGCCTGTCATCAATGGACTTCATTTTCTCATAACCCTTGGGATATTCCTTTTTCTCAGCACGATTAGCTTCGTTATGCGCTTCTCTGTACTTAGGGCTACCCATGGGGTACTTGGCCTTTTTGATCTTGTTGACTACCTTGTAAGTGATTTTAGTCATATAAATACTCTAGGCTAAAAGGGAATATCATCGTTGAATTCTGGTGTTCCAGGTTTTCCACCTAACTCAGATTTTACAGCACCTTTGTCTGTAACGACATATTCTACGACAACATTTTTTCTATCGTAGTAACCACCATTGGGTTTTGGCATGGGGTCTTGTATGCCAATAGCTGCCTTACCTTGCAGACCTGTTAAATCTTCTGGTAGCTCTCCGCGCTTATATTCTTCATGCAATCCAGCTGTATCGCAAAAACGTTTAATTTTTTTTATATTCAATGGAACATTAGAAAATACGAGATAATCAAATATCAATCCTTTGTGGTTTGGGAGCTTTTCATTCCAGATTGAAATAGCGATTTCACACATTGGATTCCCTTGTTTTGATACTTTCCTAGTTGATTTCTCAACCCTGAAGTTATAAACATCCTCATCAACTAAGTTAATTGCTGTTAATTCTTCTTCTGTCATTGGGGGAAAAACAAAACTCATACCGCATCTCCATTATAAAGTTATATCTTCATTCAAATAATTATTAATTTTTTCAATAACAGCCATAAGATCATTATCAACGGTCATGGTATCGAATAATCCCATAGGGGTCTTTGCCATGTGCAGACCATCATTATTAGTCAGGAACTTATAATTTCCATCAGATACTAGTGTATGAAGCACATAGGTAAAGTTACCTTCTATACACACATACTGGTCTATCATATTGCCGACGGTTTTAGGCTTGGTTTTGCCTTGTTTATCAGCTTCAACGTGCATCATAAGGACACAAAATAAATCCTGTCTTAAAGACTTTACAGTATCAATTATATCAGCAAAGTTTTTACCTATCTCGGAATATTTATCATAACCCTTCAGCAACGCTTTAGACATAAATTCATTCATGATTGTATAACCAAGATCATCTAAAACAATGTACTTAATATCAGGACGTTTAGTATTAATGAATTTAAGTATTGCTATGATCTGTGCTGGTTTATCAGAGCAGTAGTAGTTTCCAACCATTCCACCTTCCGTCACAGGAACATAATTCTTTCCTGAACCCCTGAATGGTAGTGGCTTTCCAATCACATTTATTACAAATGTTTCCTTTGGTGGAAGATTACGAATAGCAGTTGATTTACCAGAACCACTTTCTCCAATTACTAAAATTGCATTACTCATTGTTGTTCCCTATTTTTTGTTCTTCAAATGGTACTTCACGCTTACAATCCCAGCACCACATATAGCTAATACATTCTCTACCATAACCAAAATCCAATGGCGTATCACTGGTCTTATATTGCAATCTTGTTCCACAAGTCTTATGCGTTATCATGCGTATATCAACCCCGCTGACCATAGCGGCTCAAGTATATACCAATCATTAGCAACATGCTGTATCACCCTCACGTACTGTGACAAAACCTTAACATCCACTTGCTGTCTCGCATCGTTCGCCAGCATGGGCTTGCCAATTTTTTCCAGTGCTTCAGCGATTAAATGTCGATCTTCGAGCATCATAATACCATCCTTTGAGTTGATTAACTCAGATCAATATAGATTAAACCAGATTAACTGTCAATCATCCAGATTAAAAATCATTGCTATTTAATCCCTAGAGGTTTAAATTACATCTCAGTTAATCCTGGTGTATTATTTTGTATTTGGAATGATCACAGGATAACTAACCATAGCGAGCATATAATGGAAAAAAAATACTCAACAATACGCGACATCGGGAATTATTTTCCTTTTAGTTCATCGGCGATAAGAAACTTTATCGCTAGGGACACAGAGGGCTTTAGGTCAAAGTGTTTAATTAAAATTGGGTCGAGGAATTTAATTGACCTAGAGGGTTTTGATAGATGGCTGCAAGAACATAGGGTTAGCAAGGAGTAGGGATAAATGCGCTACAGAATTGTAGAGAAAAAATCAGGTATGTTTAATGTTCAAAGAAAAGCTACTTGTATTAGTCCATGGGAAGATACATATGACGATTATAAAACTTATAAGGAAGCACAAGAAGAATATGAACGTTTGAGGTTGCAAAGATTTTTTGATAAGAACAATAAAATAGTTAAAACCATTTATGATGTTTCGGAGGATTTGTAGTGGAGCTTGAGCAAATGTGTGTATCGCTGGATTTGGCGAAGCGATTGAAAGAACTTAATGTTCCGCAGAATGCTTATTTTAAATATGAATTACGCAGCGATGGTAGTTTTGAAATATATCATTCAAAACCCACTTCTTGCGCTCATCAGTATTATTCGGCTTTTACTTCTGAGGAGTTGTTGGAGTTGGTATTACCCATTGTTAGAGAAATAGAAACATCGTATTTAGATACATCAGAAAAATTAATTTATATTGAAAGCTATACTCTTGTAGATGGCTTTAGCGGCATAAATGAAGCAGATGCGCGTGCGCGTATGTTAATTGAGCTGATTGAAAACGGGCTTTATAAGCCGGAGGAGAAGTGATGCTAAATCGTCATGAATGCACAAATTGTCAGGGTAATCCGGATGATTATTATGGTGAGGGTTACCCATGCGATCAATGCGAAGATGGATGGGTTTATCCAGACAAATATAAAGTTGAGGAACAAACCAATGTCTAAATACCGTAAAAAACCTGTTGTTATTGAAGCAATCCAATGGAAAGGCAATAACTTTAATGAAATTGTTTATAACTTTGTTGGAATAATTTGCGGTGAAAGAGTAGATGGAAAATTAGATATTAAAACATTAGAAGGCATTACGACTGCTGATATTAATGATTATGTCATTCGTGGAATAGTCAATGAATTTTATGCTTGCAAACCAGACATTTTCAAAGCCAGCTACGAACTACTAGAGGAACAAACCAATGTGGATTGAATTATGAATTTAGAAGAACTAAGAAGAATTCAAGAGTTACTTAAAGAAGAAGACCATCCGCTAGCTAAGTCTTTATTGGAAGAAATAGAAAAAATAGAAGAAGTTTGGCAAGATGAAATTTATGAATCATGGGGTGAAGATAATTAACAATGTGGATTGATATGCGAAATTATATAATTTTTTGTGATTTATATAAAACAACATATAGTGAAAATAAGAATGTGGGTTGAATCATGATTGCATATTGGATTAGACGGTATAAATGCTACAAATCTGGCGGACATAACTGGAAAGACATGTCTCATATTTATTGGTTTGGAAGGCATTATTTTAGGTATACACATCAATGTTTAAAGTGCGGAAAATGCAAATGAGGACAAATAACAATGTGGATTGAATTATGAAATGCAAAAACTGCAATATTGGCTGCGGATGTGATGAATGCGACATGTGCGAGGAAATAGCTATTTTTGGCTTATGTGAATTCTGTCATAAAGAAGAAAATTGTGCTTATTGCAATGCTAAGCTTGATTTACATAATGATAATGATTTGGCTAGGACAGTAATGGGTGATTATTTTTGTAATAGAGAACATTATAACAAATGGAAGGAAAACAAAGAATGTGGATTGAATTGAACGAAGGTGCAATATTAAATTTTAACCATGTGATTGCTTTTGCTTCTAGTAATAGAGTAATTACTTATAGATGTGTTGATGATACAGACATGCAAGAATTATTCGAAAGTGAAGATGAGGCATTAGCACGAATGCAGCAACTAAAACAACTGCTTTTGGGGGAATGATGAAAGTTTATATTGTAATGAATACAGAATCATATCATGAGTATGTCGAGAGAATTTTTAAATATGAAAAAGATGCTGTGGAGTATATAGATGATAGTCCTTGCCATTTAATAGAAGAACATGAGTTAACAGAATAAACTTCAGCGATTTTGGGGGATGAATGAAAATAACCGCTGAAAAAATTAATAAACTAACATTAGAAGCACAAAAAGAATTACTAGATAAAATTATTCAAGGCATTAAAGACCATGATGCAAGATATGATGATAATTCAGTAGCTGCTATTCTTACTAATATGATTATGTGGTTAGATGAATATGATGAGGATGATTATTTTGGAACAGAAGGTTGGCGACATTCGATTTTAGGAGAGGACTAAATAATGCCAATCACAGTAAAAAAGTTAATAGCCGAATTAGAAAAGATTGAAAATAAATTATTAGAAGTTGAAGTTGCCTTAATAGACAAGAATACGTTAGAGCCTGAAATTAGAGCTATACAGAAATGGAGTCAAAAAATAATGATAATTTTAGAAAGGAAAAAATAGATGACCCCCAACGATTTTGTGTTTTGGCTTTCAGGATTTTTAACACATTATGAAGATGAATGGAATATGGATAAAGAAGATGTCATGAAAATAAAGCAAGTTCTAAAGACAGTAAATACCGGAAAAATGGAAATAATGTTTCATCAAGGAACAGAATAAATGACCGACATAATAAAAGCATTAACAATACAAGAAATCAAAGATGAAGTGGCTACTTATAAACATAATAATGGAAAACCTTTTGAGATAACTGATGAACAAGCTGCAGATATTCAAAAAAGATTAATTTATGGCTTTAATGATTATATGTGTGAAGTTATCAGAGATTATATTATGGATGGAGAATTTGACGAATGACATACAAAATAAACGATCAGGGTAACGTAGTTAAAACTGAAGTATGTGAGTATTCAGGAATTGAGTGGAATCGTGCGCCTTCAAAAGATTGGAAAGATGGTTATGAAGTAGGATATGCACAAGCAAAAATAGAGTTACGTAATTCTCTAATTTCATTGATTGACCATAAACTCGCAGAATTGCAGGGGAAGGTATGATTAAAGATATTTTATTATTGATAGAAGAACGCTATAAAGAATGCAAAACTAATTTAAAAAAACATAAAAGCACTACAACAACTGGATATGCCTATGATTTAGGCGCTTTCGAAGAAATTAAACATATCAGAGAATCAATAGAAGAATTTGAGTAGGGGAAGGTATGACAGAAGAAGCCGATAATATTATAAATTTTGTGAAGAATGATAATAAAAAACTTCTATTAAATGTTACTCAAGAAAGAGTAAGTTATTGTTTTCATACATTTGAAATTGATATGAAAATGAGAACTGTTAATTGCATGCAATGCAAATCTGAATTTGATTCTTTTGAGGCTCTTTGTCATATTGCTCGTAATTGGAAAATATATCATTCTCAAGAAAAAGAATTAAATAAAGAAATTAAAGAAAAAAGAGAGTTAATAGATCAATTAAAAAAAGAAATAATAAGTCTAAAAAGTAAAATCAAAAGGATAGCTTATGAGCGATAAAGATAAAGACCCCAATGAAGATTTTAAATGCATGTTCTGTTGGGAAGAAGTGCCTAGGCGATATTTGTTTTGCAACCAAGAATGCGAAGATCAATTTAATCAGATGGTGGCGTTATGAGCGACAATTGGATAGATATAAACGAACAACAACCCATCGCCGGCCAAGAAGTTTTATTTTGCTCTATTAATGAAATATTTGTTGCTCCCACCTTTGGGCTTTATTTAGGAGATAAATTTTCTTCGCATAGATTCCTTAGATATGATAATAAAAGTTTTAATGCTACTCATTGGCAAATATTGCCTGTTCCACCAAGGAAGGCTTATGAAAAAATTATGATGACTGGCATATCTGAATCAATGAAAATAAAAATGCTAAATGATATTGGAATGCATAATATTCCATTGGCTGAAGGTTATTTAAAGCTTTTGGATTTTGTAAGAACAATATCTAACGAAGGCTTATCGATTTTAGATAGAGAGTTTTATTGCCATCACGCTAAAATTTTATTAAAACAAATAGGTGAAGAATGAGCATTACAAAAAGATTCGAACCGCAATCGGATGATATTATGGAGATAATATGCGTCTATGAAATGCTTCGGTTAAATTGTTATAGTCTTCTAGATATAGCCAAACGCGCAGCAAAAAAAGGCTGTGACGTAATTCCAGATAATTGTCTTGCTTGTGATGCATTGAAGCTATTAAGAGAATTAGGAGAGGCAGAATGATAACAACTAAATCATGCTACACTGGAAACGTAGGACAGGTTTTAAAAGAAGTATTTTGTGATGAATGCAATTATCCACATTATAAATGGATAGACCAACCCAAGGAGAAAGCAACAATGAAAGTTATAATAAATAATGAAGACCAAAAAGAAAAAGAAGAATTCCCACGCTTAATGCAATATAAGGAAGATGCGAAGGATAAGCTAATAGTGCTATTTACTTCTAAACAGCATGGAACCGTATTAAAACCTGGACTCTCAGAGTGGAGAACAGGGCAACATAATATTCATTGGTTGATACAACTCTTTGAGCCATTCGATGGCAAGATAACGCTAGAAAATGACTGATATAGGATAGTGCGATAGGATATAGGAATATTAACTATAGGGATATGGTTTATGTCACGTATGGAATTATATCTATGCTATAAGAATCTGCTCTGCAAGCATGGAGCTGTGCCACCATCTGAAGAACAATACAATTGTTTACTCGAAGATTTACTTAATTTTTTCAATAAGGAAGCGTAGTATTAGCAGTTACATGGGGAAAGTTTGGGCTCTCCCCATAGGATATTTAGCAATCACCAAATCACTAAAAGACACGTCAATTTTAAGGGGATTGCTAGATAAGTCAACCCTTTTGACGTTTAAGGATATAAAATGCAAAAGCCACTCCCGCCGTATGGCAAACCCCTAGCACAACTACTTTCACAAGGTCTACGCCCCAGGAATGATGTTTATGTTTTTATTGGCGAAGGTGCATGGAAAAAAGGTGAAAACTTCCATCTGTCCTATCCTGAGCGTACGCTAGTACTACCTGCTTGGTTACCTGCTTACAACTACCATTGGCCAGTTAAAGACTGTGAGATGACGATTGTAGATACGGGCTATGCCAATGAGGATTATATTACTGAGCTGATTTGCGAGCTTTACTCACATAAAGCCCGCGAAGTTTGGCTTATAACCACTGAATATCAACTTATTAAATACCACAAGGAATAGTGTATATGCAAAAGCACCCAAATGATAGAACTGTGAAATTATCACCAGTTGTTCCAATAGCTTCTTTTTCTCATTTTAATTCAATTCGGGCATCCAAAGTTGAAATAAAAAAACAAACTTGGTTGTGGGATGGATATATTCCGCTGAAAACTTCTACACTTTTTGCTGGTGCTGGAGGTATAGGAAAGTCAACATTGCTCTCTTTTATTATTTCTGCTGTTACAAATGGCTCAACTTTTAAAGTTAATGGTATTGAATATACCATCCCTCAAGGTAATGTCATCCTGCTTTCTGCGGAAGATAGTGTGGAGCGCAGCATTGTTCCCAGGTTGATTATTGATGGAGCTAATTTAGATAATATTGAAATAATTAAATCTACTTCTGATTCTCAAGCAAGCAATATAGAACGATTTGTGGCGCTTGATACTGATATGCATCTACTAGAAGCCAAAGTAAAAGAAATAGGAAATGTAAAACTTATTGTTATTGATCCCATATCAGCTTATATCGGAAATCTTCGTGATGACAAGGCACCCCAGGTCAGAAACTTTGTGCTTAAGCTTAATAAAATTGCCAATGAATATGACTTAGCAAATATTTTAAATGCCCACACTCGCAAGAAAGATACAAAAGGAAATAGCTCTGGAAGTGCTGCTGATGAAGTGATGGGGTCTAGCGCATGGACTTCTACTGCGCGACAAAACTTTTCTATTACCAGGCATCATGATGATGATGAGTTGATTGTATTTGCTAATTCAAAAAACAATATTTGTAAAAAAGCTGAAACATTATCTTATCGCATTGAAATAGCCGAGCTTAAACATAACGATGAAGTAATTAGTATTTCTAAAATTAATTGGCAAGCTGGAAAAATGGATATGTCTGCTGAGGAGGCAGTACATCAAGAAATGTACGAGAAAAAATTAGACACCGAAGTGGCAAAAGAGTTTATTTTAAATCAATTGTCTTTTGGTAGCAAAACAGCTGAAGAAATGAATAGACGCGCCATTGAGGCTGGAATAAATCCGCGCACCCTCAAAAATGCTCGACAGCAGCTTGGAAGGGAAGGAACACCTATTATTATGGAGCCTGGCCAACTAGATAAACGAAAAATGATCTGGTATATAGGAACAGTACAAAATAATAGCGACATTTAGCGACATTAATATTGGATTTTTTTGATGATGTCGGATTTATTTTTGTACAGTGTAAACTTTTTCTGGGATGGGGGAGGGGCGTGTCGCTGTCTCTATTATTATCCCTCTAGACCGCAATAAACCTAGGAATAATAGCGACATTGGTACAAAAAATTACCGACATAAATGTCGCTATATTGTTTATATATTATACATAATAGAGACATTAATGTCGCTAATAATATATACAATGTCTCTATTATTATTATATATATTAATATGTTATGAATAGCGACAGCGACACTGGAGTTTTCCGTACCACAAGAAAAAAAGGAAAAAGTAGCGACAAATAGCGACATAGTTTATTAATTAACCTAATTAGGAAGATAAAATGAAAAAACTTAGTAAAGAAGAAATATTAAAATTGGATATTAATAAAAATGACAGGAGGCTCTATTTGGAGGCAATGGCGGCTGGTGCTGAGATTGCTCTTTTATCAGAAACTGCAACAGGCTATGACATAGCTATTTTATTCGGAGTAAATGCGGAAAATGTACATTGATGAAATGTAAAATAACGATGAAGTTTCCTCGCGTTGGAAAGTAAGTGGAATATATATTTAATAAACAAGGAAAATGCTTATGAAAAATGGTTATATTTTAGCTAGTATTTGTGAAATGCATGAAAAAATTTATTTAAAGGATATTTT